AATACGTCAGGAAGGGTATGAAGGTAGCCATCGATGGAATGATTACCTACGGAGAGTATACCAACAAGGAAGGGCAAAAGGTAAATACGGTTGAGATATTGGCTAACGATGTAACATTGATGTCTTCGCAGCAGCAGAGGGAGCAAGGACAGCAGCAGCAATATCAAGAGCAATATAACACCCAGCAAATGGGAAGTCAAGAGCCGTTCGGTCAAAATGTAGAATCTAATGACTTGCCGTTTTGATGAAACAGGTAACGATAACGAAAGAAGATGGTCGGGTTCATGTTGACGTGGACTTGGACTATCTTTTTTCCACGCTAAAGAATGGTGTGTACACTCTATATATCAAGAGAGCAAGAGAGAAAAGGACAATCGCACAAAATGATTTAATGTGGTTGTGGTTCGCTTGCATTGAAGGAGAGACAGGAACGGCGAAAGAAGATGTGTATAACCATTATTGCAAGAAGTTCTTATCGAAGCCAGACCCGATGGGAGAAGGCTTTATAAATGATACCAGCAGCAGGTTGAATACAAAGCAGATGGCGGACTTTATGAATAAGATACAAGCCGATGCAGCTACAGAGCTTGGGATAATGCTGCCGATACCCGAAGACAGATATTTCGAGGCATTTTATCAACAATATAACATATAAGAATAGACATGGATTTTAAGAAAATTCAATTAACTAAGCAGAATACTCTTAATGTGGTGTATTCTAACGAGAACGGTGATACGGTGAGTGTAACAGGTGCGAATATCGTACACCAAGATTTAAAGGAGGCACTTAGGAATCTCGTACCGCATCTTACGCTGTTATCCGAGCAGAGAGAGGGTTATAATAACACTCTTGAAGAGCTGGAGCAGCAAAGAGAATGGGAAGAAAAGAGCATATACACACGAATGGCGGTGAATGCTGTAGCGTTGAATGCTGACGAGGTGAGCGTAAGCGGCACACGTATATTAGAGCGAGGGGATATTATTAGAATCAGCACCCCGAAGATTTCTACGGTAGACGATGAAAACTACGGTTACAAATCGGAGCTGTCGTTGGCGTTAGACAACTTAAAATACGAGGCGGAGCAATATATTGTGGAGCGTAAGTGGGCGTTAAAGCAAGGCGAACTGAACTTTGATGAGGCTGGCGACCCATTTGCAGAGATTAAGGCTGGCGATGTCCCTTCTGTATCTGTAGAGATGAAAACAAAGGGTCATACTACTACTTGTGAAAAGGTAAGAGTATCATAGATATGGTACGGTCAGAAGTAATGACGATAACGTTAACTCCTAATTGTTATAAAGTTTCATTTAAGTATCACCCCCTGTTGGTAACGTGCATCAAAAGAATACCTTCTGCGAGATATAATGCAGGTGGAAGATATTGGGAGGTTTCAACGGCTGATGAGAACTACCTAAAGCTAATGGAAACATGGGCGGTGAAAAGATTCTTGTGCAAGTCTGTAGTATGGTTGTCTGATGAGGAGCCTATAGAGAGCTACGAAGATATAGAAATGCCAAAGTTAGAAGTTCCACATAACATGACTTTAGAGCCGTATGAATATCAAAAGGAAGGGATAGCATATGCGTTAAAAACGAAGAGGTGTATAATGGGCGATGAGCCGGGTCTCGGGAAGACGGCACAAGCTATTGGGACGATGACAGCGTCCGGAGCATATCCAGCATTAGTCATCTGCCCTGCATCGTTAAAGATGAATTGGCAGAGAGAGTTTAAGAAGTTCGGGGGAGTTAAATCTATCATTCTAAGTGATGAGAACAGGAGTACATGGCAGCAGTTTTGGAGGGTAAAGAATCAAAAAGGCGAGCCTTTGGCAAAGGTATTCATAACGAATTATGAGAGCCTGAAGAAGTACTTTGTGAAGAGTATCAAAAGGCAGCAACGGTTCACATTAAGAAGCATAGAGTTCGATGAGAGGATAAAGCTCTTTAGGTCTGTTATTATTGATGAAAGCCACAAGTGCAAATCGAGTAAGACGCAACAAAGCAAGTTTGTGCAAGGCATTGCAAGGGGAAAGGAGTACGTGCTGGAGCTTACAGGTACGCCTGTTGTCAATAACAATATTGACTTAATACAGCAACTTAATATAATGGAAAGGCTGGAGGACTTTGGTGGTTATACCAAGTTCATGGAGAGATATTGTGCTGGCGAGAATCAGTCGAGCCATTTAAAAGAACTCAACTACTATCTAAGAAGATTTTGTTTTTTCAGGCGGCAAAAGAAAGACGTGTTAAAGTGGTTACCCGAGAAGACAAGGTCGTATCTTGTCGTTGACATAGAGAACAGGAAAGAGTATAACGAGGCAAAGAAAGATGTTATCCGTTATCTACGAGATTACAGGAATGCCGATGATGATAAGATACAGCGAGCGATACGAGGGGCAGTAATGGTGAAGATGGGAATATTAAAGCAAATATCCTCTAAGGGGAAGATAAAAGCAGCTATAGATATTATCCATAACACTATAGATGGCGGTGAGAAACTTATAGTATTCTGTTTCTTGAAGCAGGTAGTTGCAGAGCTCAAGGAGGAGTTCCCCGAGGCAGTAACGGTTACAGGTGATGATGATGATAAAGCCAAGCAACGCAGTGTGGATTCTTTCCAGCAGGACGCAGGAACGAAGCTAATAATCCTAAACTATAGGAGCGGTGGAACAGGGCTAACGCTTACAGCAGCGTCTAACGTGCTGTTTATAGAGTTTCCGTGGACTTATTCAGATTGTTGCCAAGCGGAGGACAGAGCGCACAGAAATGGGCAAAAGAATGCCGTAACGTGTACTTACCTATTAGGGAGAGATACGATAGACGAATATATGTACAATCTGATACAGACTAAGAAAGATATTGCTAATGGTGTAACAGGCACGATTGACAATGTAGAAGAGAAAAAGGTAAACACGCAGCAGATGTTGTTAGATGCTGCCTTTGATATGTTTAAGGGGGAGGTTAAATAGATGAAGCCATTAACAGAAAGCCAAATCCAAAAGCAGTGTGTAGAGTGGTTCAGAAGAACGTACCCGAGTGTAGAGCCGTTGTTCTTTGCCGTGCCTAATGGTGGTGCGCGTAATGCGTGGACTGCTAAGATAATGCGTGATGAGGGAGTGCGTGCTGGTGTGGCTGACCTTATCTTGCAAGTCCCGATAGGTGGTTATGCGTCGCTGTGTATAGAGATGAAGACGCCAGCAGGCAGGCAGTCGCAAAGTCAGAAGGAATACGAGAGGCTGGCAAAGAAGATGAAGAACAAATACGTTGTTTGTCGGTCTTTGGAGGAGTTTAAGAAAGCAGTAAGAGATTACATTAACAAGTAACGACTATGAATTATATTAAATTGATTAATAATTTTTGGAGTCTTAGCGAAGAGTATGATTTCCGCCCCATAGACATTGCGCTTTACTTTTATCTGTTGAAAGTTGCGAACGGTCTATTGTGGAAGCCGTCCTTCCGTAGGAACAACCGAGAGATTATGGAGAGATTTAATATCAGCAGTCATCATACTTTTAATGATTCCAGAAACAGATTAAAAAATGCAGGTCTGATAGATTACAAAACTTACAATGGCAAGAGGTATTCGACCTACATAATCATAGATAGCTTGGCAAAAAATGCCAAGGTTACTGCCAAGGTTACTGCCAAGGTTACTGCCAAGGTTACTGCCAAGCCTTATAATAATAAAACAAAAACAGAAACAAAAGAAGTTATAAAGAAAAGCCACTCCGTAGAAACGGAGTTGCCCTTAAAAATGGAAAAGCCAAATAAGCAGAATGCGGAAGTTTCCGCTCCGAGCATGGAGGACGTTATTGCGATGTGTGTCGATAAGGGTATGAGTGAAGAGGAAGCTAAGAAGTTTTACTATTATTACGATGCACAAGGTTGGATAACTACAGGGGGGCAGAAGATAACGAGAATAGATAGCATGGTTAATAGATGGATAATAAGCAGGAAGGAGAAAGAGAATGATAGAAACTATACAACAGAAAGTTCTAAGCGAGAGGCAAGAAATAGAGAAGTCTTCGAAGAAATCATGTCCCACTACAAGTAAAATAAAGAAAGAGGCAATGAAGCTGCTGGGGGAATTTAATCCCTCGCTACAAAATAAATGCTATGCTCACCCTGTAAGGTGTGTATATGGGAAAGCTCCGACGTTGGCTGCAGTGCGGAGAGATTATGGCGAGCAGGTAGCAGTGGATTGGTTAGTCATAGAGCTGAACGACTATCAGGACTTTGTCGGGGTGAAGGAAGAGGGTAAGACTACGTTTGACGTAATTAATGAATTATCGAAGATGATATTAGGGCGTTATTATTATCTGAAGCTATCCGAGATGATGCTGTTTTTTCAAAAACTGAAATATGGGGACTATGGTGAGATGTACGGAAGAGTTGACGCTGTACGCATACTAAGAGCTTTAAAGTTATTCATAACGGACAGGAATGAGATTATAGACAAGCATGAGCAAGAAGAGAGTAGCAGGAAGCGAATAGCAGCCAAAAAGAATGCTATAAGCTATCAAGAATATTTAGCAAGAAAAAATAAAACGCAATATAAAGCGATTTAAGACGTTAAAAATACACAAGACAATAGAATACTCATAAATAGAATAAAAAGCCGTTAGAATGAAAATAAAGGACATCTACAGCGGTTTTTGTAAACTACACACAGAATGAAAATTATAAAAACAAATAAAAGTATGAAAAGAATCAGATTTATAAGAGAGCGATTAGAGGGCAGTGGAAACCATATAGCCCTAAGTGTTTATTACCTGTATGCTGCGTTGAAAAATTTTGCGCTTTCGTTGCAAGATTTATTCCGTGTGCTGCATAGTTTGATAAAGCGTGAGCCATTAATATCAATGGGAGTAACCGCTGCTATATGCCTGTTAATATCGTTCATAGAGATAGGCAAGGCTCGGGCTGAAAGAGATAAGTTCTCAAAGAAGATGTGGCAGCAGGAGAGGATTATAGAGGAGTTAAATATATTGACAAACGCAAGTAAACATTAAGACAATGGAAAAGAAATACAGACTTTTGGAGAACGACACTAAGGTGGTAGGCGGCAAAACTTTGTACAGAATCGAGGCATTGAGGGACTTTGCCGATGTGCAGAAAGGGGACAAAGGCGGCTATGTGGAAAGTGAAGAGAACTTGTCTCATGAGGGTAATTGCTGGATGTATGACAACGCTCGAGTCTATGACAATGCTCAGGTATATGGCGATGCTTGTGTATTTGATAATGCTCAGGTATATGGCAACGCTCGAGTCTATGACAATGCTTGGGTAGCTGGCAGAGTTTGTGTAGATAGCAACGCTCTGGTATATGGCAACGCTCGAGTCTATGACAATGCTTTGGTGCATGGCAGTGCTTGTGTAGCTGACAATGCTCGGGTATTTGGCTATGCAGAGGTATTTGGCAAAGCTCGTGTATATGGCTATGCAGAGGTATTTGGCTATGCTCGGGTATGTGGCGATGCTCGGGTATATGGCAATGCTTATGTATCTGACAATACTCAGGTATATGGCAAAGCTCGTGTATGTGGCTGCGCAGAGGTGTATGGCGATGCAGATATACGCTCCACAAGAGATTACGTGGTTTTAAAAAATATATGGTCAAGTGGTCGTTATTTCACTTACACACGCTCTAATAAGATGTGGAAGGTAGGCTGCTTTTACGGTACAGGAGAGGAGCTGATTAAGAAAGCATATAAAGATAGTGAGGTAAGCGGAAGAGAGTATAAGCGAGTGGTGGAATATGTGGAAGCCATGTATGCTGACTTGGAAAATGACGAGAGCAAGTAAACATTAAGACAATGGAAAAGAAATACAGACTATTAGAAAATGACACTATTACGGTAGGCAGTAGAACGCAAGAGGAAATGTTTAACCTAAAAGAGATATAACGACAATGGAAATAAACAAGAATGAACCAACAGAGAAAGAGTTTAAAGATAGTAATAAATTGTATTTGAACTTGATGAGGGCTTTTGATGATGAAGAATTAGTAATGCGACTACCAGCATTTATGACTTCGTTAGCGTATTTTTTGTCAGAAATGTCTGAGATAGCAGCGAAATACGGTATCAATAAGGATGATTTTATTGCCAGCTTGGCTATAGCCACTAAGCATGTTAATGAATTGAAACTTAGAAAGAACAAGTAAAGCTATGGAAACAAACAAAATAAACAACGGCTGCAAAAGTCAAAACAACAATAAAATCAAGAACGAGACCGAGTTGTTAGAAATGTTTACGGATCCTGATGGGTTTAGAGCATTTACATATATTCCATTCCTCCATCCTATCTACAATGAAGTTTGGGCAACAGAAGGTCATGTAATAATCAGAATTAACCCAGACAGGCTTAACAAACACTACGAGCCTGTCAAGGGGTGTGAAAAACTAAAACTACCAAAAGTATTAAAGCCATGCCATTTATCTTGTACATACAAGGCTATCAGGCAGGCGTTGGATGCGTGTCCGTTGGTAGATGAAGTAGTAACGGAAGAAAACGAAGAGGATTGCAAGGAGTGTGGTGGTACTGGAGAGGTAGAATGGGAATATACAGATGATAACTTACATACGCATTACCAAGATTTCGATTGCCCAGTGTGCGGTGGCAGTGGCGTGATAACACACAAGTTGGAAAAACATACGGGTAAGAAAGTTCACGATGAAGAAGCTATCGTGAAAATTGGAAATTCATTTTTTAGATGGTATTATCTTGACATTGTGGCAAAGGCTTTGGCGCATATCGGAGCTGACGTGATAAGCGTTACGGCTAACGACCCTATGGGTATGACAGAGTTTGTATTCGACAATATTAAGATTGGACTAATGTTTTATAAATGCAAGGAGGGTGAAGGATACAACGCTGAAGTTGAATTAAAGGAAACGTCATGTAAGATAGAATAAGAGGTATGGGAAAGTTTGAAAAAGGGGTGAAATTCGTAAAAATATAAGAAACAAAATGGAAAAGAAATACAGACTTTTGGAGAATGATACTATTACGGTAGGCAGTAGGACACTTTACCGTATCGAGGCGTTGAAAGATTTTGCAAACGTTAAGAAAGGGGATAAAGGAGGTTATATAGAGAGCGA